GAAAGTGAGGGCATAATTGATGCGCCATATTTTCATATTAATACGGATCAGTTAAAAATGATCGACAAGCCATACAAAAACGCCTCAATTTCTTATAAATACGGACAGTTAGCAAATATTTTAGATAATCCGACTTTGTTTGGTGCCTTTGTTGATGGGCCAGGCGATCCATTAGGGCCAAGAGATGATATTAGTATTCCTGACTGGACCAAATCGGGAACTGTTTACAATGGTTTATATCCAGGTGGAGGAGTTATATTTTACAAGGTTACAGGGTTTAGCAATGCTGATTATTTTGAGAATGATAGGCACTTTGTAGTAACCGAAAACATATTGCTTAGGGTAGATTTTAATTACATTAGCATTCCAGTAGATACCACAACCGATATGATATTTGGTTTGGAGTTAAACGATGGAACGGATACCTGGTATTTACAACCTCAGCAGGATGGAGTATTCCAATGGAAAAAAGATGTACCATTATTTGAGTGGTTTCAAGTTAGATCTAATTTCGGCATATCAGCTGATTTTATAGTTACTGCGCCAACTCCAAAAGATGGAACAATTACTTTTAAAATTTATCCGCCTGACAATACAGTTGGGGATATAGTTTTTACTAATATCACGTTAAGGGAGCAGGTAAGAGATGGCGATCCTATAGGGGAAATTCATACCGCTACGCAAACAGGAAAGTTTACATTTGTACCGCCTACGGTTGATGTGTTTAATGGGGATAGTCCAAGTGAAATGTTTACAGGAGCCATTTATGGTGCTGATGAGGTTACATTAACAAGCGAATGGAATCGTAGGGGATTGCCTGAGTCTGTAATTGCTTTGCCTTATTCAATTAGCAAAGAGTTTTTGCGCATTGCGGTTGAGGAAAAACAAAGGCTTTATGCTGGTCCATTTGTACAGTTTGAAGGTTCTGTATTTGGGTATTTTAATCCATTAACAAGATGGAGCATTAATCTAATTGCAGGGCATTTTATGAATTTGAGCTTGACATACGATTTACAACCTAATGTTTGCAAAGCGGTTTTAGGCAGAATTATAAATGAGGAGATAGCAATGGATTATACGTTAATTCCTGATTTTGGGGAAACGACAAAAGTAACAATCAAAGCAACATAATATGACTGAATTAATGCTTTATATAAATGATTTTCCGATCGGCTGCTTATTAAGCAATTCTTTGAGCGAATCAATTAGCTTTATAAAAACTTGCAAGAGTACGCCAGAGATGGGCCAAAAGCAGTTAGGCCAATTGCATAGCTATTCTGTAAATTTTGAGGCGGTTTATGCAGTAGATTCAACCATAATTAGCTGGGCTGATTTAAATGCATTAGGGAGGTCAAGAAATATTATGGCTTGGTCTATGGTGAATCTTGATACTGATGAGGGTGATGCTGGTGAGGGTTTTTTAGAGAATTTAGAGATAACAGGAGTTAGTGCAGATTTTATTAAATTTGCAGGAACAATCACAGGTTATGGCCCGATAGTAGATTCAGGAGCTAAATACTTTGTTTGGGCGCAAAGCCCAGGCAATTATGTTGATAATGGGAATAATGAATATGTATTTGTAAATTAAGAGAGATTATGCCAGTAATAAATGGAGTGTATACAAAAGATTTCCCCGCATTAGGCAGGGCGCCAATTGATACGGATATTATCCCAATTGCGGAGGTTGCAAATCAGATAACCTATAAAACAACTTTAGGGGAGATATTCAACGCAAAAGTGTTTGGAACTACTGGCAGACTTTCAAAGTTCACAAGCGCCAATACTTTAGGAAATTCTCTCCTAAACGAAATCGGAAACGCTATACACTTAACGGATGGCACTTCAAGTTTTGCAAGTTTTGGGATAGTTAATCCAGGTACTCCAGGAGACCCAGGAGTTGATAATGATGGGTATATAGGCTCAACTATAAACAATGATTTTACAATTCGGGTTAATAACGTAGAGGCTGCGAGATTCGATACTGCTTTAAGATTTAAAATAGCTACTATTCAAAACGCTACAACTGACACAGATAAATTTTTAGTAAGTGACGGAGGAATAGTAAAATATCGTACCGGTTCGGAAGTTTTATCGGACATAGGTGCAGGGATTGGAAGCGTTACATCGGTGGCTTTAACAATGCCAGTAGCATTTAATGTTGCTAATTCACCAATAACAAGCTCAGGAACTTTATCGGTTACGGCAGTCGGTTCGGCTTCACAATACATTCGAGGGGATGGGCAACTTGCTACTTTACCAACTGGTGCGGGTGGCGGTTCAGCGGTTAATTATTATTTAAATGGTTCGGTTGCTGCAAGTGTTGGTGGATATTACCAAATGGATAATACTGCGGTAATCGGAGCAGGTACGAACTTTAACTTAACAGGTAATGGATTAATTGCACAGTTTTTAACCGATGCTGGCAATCCGAATAGATTAGAAATACCTGGTGGGGCGTGGAATTTCGAGATGTTTTTTAACATGTCATCAAGCGGTGGTGCACCTAAATTTTATGTCGAATTATTAAAGTATAACGGTACGACTTTTAGCTTAATTGCATCTTCTTCGGTTAATCCCGAAACGATTAGCGGAGGTACGCCAACTGATTTATACTTAACATCTTTAGCAGTACCAGACACTACTTTATTGCTAACAGATAGGTTAGCTATCAGGGTTTATATCGTAGATAATTCTGGAGGTCGTACTGCAACTTTACATACAGAGAACGGAAATCTTTGTCAGATAATTACCACATTCGCTGGCGGTATATCAGCAATAAATGGATTAACATCAAACAACCAATATTTAGCGGTTGGAACAACAGGCACAGATTTTAATATTTCAAGCCTTAGCGAAACACATACTTTTAATCTACCAACGGCATCCGCTACAAATAGAGGGGCATTATCATCTGCTAATTGGAGTACGTTTAATTCAAAACAAAATGCAATTACGCTAACCACAACAGGCTCAAGCGGTGCAAGTACATTTATTAGCGATACGTTAAACGTGCCAACTTATACCTTATCGGGGTTAGGGGGCGTACCGACAACAAGAACAATTACAATAAACGGAACTGCTCAAGATTTATCTACAAATAGGACATATAGCGTAGGAACGGTTACAAGCGTTGCTGCTTTAACTTTAGGAACAAGTGGCACTGATTTATCATCTACGGTAGCAAATGGCACTACAACGCCTGTAATTACGTTAAACGTGCCTGATGCAAGTGCAACCGCAAGGGGTGTTATCACTACTGGAAATCAAGCATTTGGAGGAACAAAGACTTTTAATTCGGATATATTCGTAAACACTATTAGAGTTGGGAGGGGCAATTCAAGCGTAGGTACAAATGCAGCACTCGGAGCAGGTACGCTTCAATCTAACACAACTGGTAACAACAACACTGCGACTGGTGGATATGCACTTTACGCTAACACTACTGGCTCAAATAATACGGCAGTTGGGTTCAATGCACTTAACGCTAACACGACTGGACTAAGAAATGTTGGATTTGGTACAGCTGCTTTGGAACTTACTACAACTGGTAGTTATAACACCGCATTTGGTTTTCAATCACTTAAAAACAATACAACTGGGGAACAAAACACCGCATTGGGTCAAAACGCTGGTAGTCTTACCATTGCTGGTGCAGTAAATCAAACTTCCAATAACTCTATTTATATAGGCACTTATTCAAGGGCATCTGCAGACGCAAATACTAACGAAACAGTAATCGGTAATGATGCGCTTGGGGGTGGTTCTAACTCGGTTACATTAGGAAATACAAATGTTTTAACCACAAATTTAAAAGGGAATGTTGCAATAAATTACACAACTAATCCAAATGCGTACAGGTTAGATGTAAACGGTACTGCTAACATAGTTGGTCAATTAAGACTTGGTTCAACAATAACAAACGGAACTTACACCTATACGCTACCGAGTGCAACTGGTACTTTAGCTTTAACGAGTGCTTTAACTGGATACGTTCCATATACAGGTGCGACAGGAGCAGTGGATTTAGGTGCGTATGATTTGATGGTTAATGGTATAACTGTTGGTATAGGAGGTGGTGCAATATTATCAAATACTGCATTTGGTATCAATGCTTTGTTTTCAAACACAACAGGTCAACTAAATACTTCAATCGGTTATAATTCAGGATTTTTAACTAATGCTGGTGCATTAAATCACACCTCGCAAACTTCGGTTTATATAGGTGCTGATACAAGAGCCTCCGCTAACGGAAATTCTAACGAAATAGTAATCGGTTGCAATGGTCGGGGTGGCGGTTCAAACTCCGCTACATTAGGAAATTCAAGCATAGCGACAACTATCTTACATGGCAATACAAGCATAGGATATACAACTAATCCGAGTTTATACAAGTTAGATGTTAATGGGGTGATTAGAGGTACTGGTAATGCGTATTTTAGCGGTAACGTAGGTATAGGAAATCTTGCAATTGCAGGGTATAAATTAGATGTTAGTGGAACAATAAGAGTTCAAGGAAGCAATCCTTCTTACAGAGCAGACTCAGCAACGGACTATACACCATTTGTAAGTTACTTAAATGGAAATAGAAGTTGGCAAATAGATAATGTAAGTAATGACTTTAAACTTTACATGGATGGTTCGTTAGATACTTATGCTTTTAATATTGCAGCCTCCACAGGAGCAGCGACCTTTAGCTCAAGTGTGACGGCAACTGCGTTT